GTGGGGATTCTCCTTATATTTATATCCCCATTGCTCTATAAAGTTTTGACAACTCTATATCAGATTCTCTTTTTAATTCTTTTTTGCCTTTAGATTTCTTCTTTTTAGGAACTGGTGGCATTATAGTTTTGAAAGGTTGTTTCTTTCTCATTTCTCTAGTTCTTGCATTAGGATATAATCCAAACTCGTGCATCATTAAATCCCATCCATTACCATTTCTTAAAGCTGGATAATCTTTTGTAATAAATTTAGATGCTTGAACATTCAAAGATGAAAGAAGTCTTGCTCTTTTTTGTTCATCGTTCATCTTGCATCGTCTCTTTAACTCGTTTACTGTGACAGTGCTATCGTACTACATACTACACAAACAGAGGAGACTCAAATGAGACGACACACAACCCCCCAAAATCTAGCAACGGATCTCGATGATTCATACCAAGCGCATCTGCTCAAGCGTGGATCGATGATCCGTGAGGACACAAGTTATTATGATGGTCACGGTATCGTCCATCGTGAAGATTACGACCTCTTAGAGCCTCGCGCACCAAGACATATTCAATTCTGCTTTGTCGTCGAAATCGAGGATCAAAAAGACTTGGAAAATCTGTCATGGGCAACTGCTCCCGTTTCGATGATTTGGGAATGGAACACAGAACAAGAATCTCAAGATGTCGAGTTTACTCGAGCACTCATTCGTACCGAGTTACACCTCACACTCTTTCAATTACAACGTATCTCAGATGCCGAGTTTCTTTTTTATGCCTCGTACTCCTACGAGAATTTACTACAGGAGATTGATGCGTGAATCGTGAGAGAGATGTTATCTTGTGGTTTCTCTTCATTGCGGGAGTGCTTATTCTGCTCTCTGAGATCAATATCTATGCTACGAGTGACACACAACTATGCAAAAGATCATTGATTGAGTCCGGAGAAGCGTTTTGGAGGTTTCCGCACTACACGGAACGCGAGACTGCGAAGTGGTGCGCTCGTCATCGCGACGATTGGCGCGTGATCGTGTGGCCTCGCACACTTAGACAAGCACAGATCAAGTAAACAGCGTAGAATGAGACCCAACACAAAACAAACTACACAGGAGCGTACATATGGAAGGTCTCGATTTACAACAACTCGCACCGGTAGCGGAAAAGCTTGGAGCATGGGGAACCGGTGTTCTTGTCGGTCTCATCTTGCTGTTTAAACTGCTTAAACAGTGGCTCGAGTATCGAAAAACACAAGCAGAGACGAAACAATCAATCAATACTGAAAGTGAAGTTGAAGCACTCCTCGAGATCGTTGCAGAGGATGAGTCGGAGGACGAAGCACTCAAAGAGCGCGTTGACTCACTCACCGAGGAACTCAACGGGCTGAAAATAGAACTCAATGAACTTAAAAAGTCACTAGGTGAATAAATGGAAATACCACTGTATGACGACGCAATCGGGAGCGTCGAACTCATCGAAACGTGGGGGAATGATGCAACCCCTGCTCATTCCGCGAGGGTGAGTTTCGCAAGAGACGCTTGGAAGAGTAGCGAAGAGATCACAGAAAAAGACGAGAAACTCATTACGTATCTCGCAGACCACAAACATACAACACCCTTCGAGCACCTCGGTGCGACGCTCCGGATTACTGCTCCGATTTTTGTCGCTCGGCAGATCATGAGACATCGTACTTTTTCTTACAACGAAGTGAGTAGACGATACACCGATCAAGAAATTGAATGTTGGCGACCGACATCGCTACGTGCTCAGAGTGATAAGTCATTACAGTGCTCCTCTTCCGAACCGGTGCGCGACGAACTCGAACTCTTAAACGCGATGGATGCTTCCATCGATATGGGGATCGACACGTACCAAGCACTGATTGAAGCCGGAGTCGCTCGAGAAATAGCGCGTGCTGTTTTGCCGGTCTCTTTATATACAACGTGGTGGCAATCCGGAAACCTTAACGCTTGGGCTCATTTGTTACGATTGCGACTCGACACACACGCACAACCCGAAACCCAAGAACTTGCGCAAGGAATCCGTGAAATACTCATGTGTCAATTCCCTCAGTCTCTGAGTGCTCTGTTGACGACGTGATCATGAGTCGTAAACACATCGAACTAAGAATCAGAACAGCTCAAGCCGTCGCAGATGCTTCTCCGTGCCCTCGCGGTCGCGTCGGTTGCGTGCTCTTTGATCCATGCGGTTGGGCGAGTGTCAGCGATGGTTATAATGGAGCCCCTCGGGGAGGAGGTCGTCTCTGTGGTGGTGATCAATGTAACCGTGATCAACAAGGAATAGAAAGCGGAACACGATGCGAGGTCGGTTGCCACCACGCCGAAGCAAACGCGCTCATGAATGCGTCGCGTCGCGGTATTAGTACATATGGTACATGGTGCGCTGTTACGAGAGATCCTTGTTTGATGTGCGCTAAGTTACTCCATCATGCCGGTGTGATGAGAGTATATGCTCCGGAGGGAGTGAGCGACGGTTGCGAGTATCTAAAAAAACATGGTGTAATAGTCAAAACAGAACCCGAGCCCTGACTTTTTTGTTACTATTTAACCTAGTGTTTTAAGTAACTTAGATAACAGAGTAACAATTTTTTCAAAAAACTATTGACTCTTGTTTTTAAAGTGACTAGGATTCTAGTCACAGTATGACTTAATACTGTACTGCATACGATAACCGACTCACCGAGTCACACTCACCGGAGAAACACCATGAATCACGAGAAACGAATCCACACCACCGGATCAACAACCTACACAGTAAAGGGCGGAATCAACGAAACATTCACTCTCACCTCTTGCAAAGACTGCAAAAAAGCAATCCGCCACATAAAAAAAATGGCTACCGGTCGCAACGTACAGGCAGTTATGAACGCAATCATCGAACTAAAAAACATCATTGTTTACTTCGACGATATGGAAAACACAGACAACGACGAGACAATCACCGAGACAATCACCGAGCCAACCACCGAGCCAACCACCGAGCCAACCACCGAGCCAACCACCGAGACAATCACCGAGACAATCACCGAGACAATCACCGAGCCAACCACCGAGACAATCACCGAGACAATCACCGAGACAATCACCGAGACAATCACTAAGACAACATCATCTATCCACTATCGACTCCTCAACTCAGATCTCTCTCCCGCCTCTGATACCATTTTCCGATCACTTGAGCGCGCTCGAAAAGAAGCACGAGACAACGTCAACATTTGGGCATTTAACTCACGAGCCAACGCAGTAAAACTCTCAAAACAACGATTACACGTCGCTGAGTCAACCCCTGCTCATATCACCGAGACTAACATTCAATCATTCATTCAATATCACAATGACGCGAAGGCAGTACCCGCCAAATATCCACCACACAAAGCAGACGATCGACGCAAACTTGAAGCTCGATTCAATCACACACTCTTCGGATTTGATGAGCAGGGTCGCGCTATCAATGCACGTCAAAACATGGATGTTAGTTGCAATTGGGTCTATTACTCTTGTCCCATTGAAATCAACGGTAAACGCTCAAATATCAGAGGACTCAAGAACGCGTAATACAACCGACAAACAGCATACAATCAACCGGAGAAACACTATGAACATCGAACTTTATGACATCGATAACAATACATCAAGAATCATCGATCACGAGGATTTCTTGAGTGACAATGAATACGATCAAGAGGTCGTCGACGCACTCGAAACACTCTACGCAACACGCAACCCCCAACTTGTTGGGATGGGTTATGAGATCAGACTCCCCAATCCACACAGAGACGATCAAAACGAGACTTGTACACTTCGACCCATCACGATCAACGGAGCAATCACAGAACTCGAAATCAAAGCACTCAAGGGAATCGATCTCGCGGAGATCTGCTCAGAACCGCTCAATCGATTCAGCGTCGCACGCGGATTCGTTCGCCTCTCTGCAATCGTAGCGCGAAAAGTACGAGGATAACATGACAACCCAAACACTCAGAATCAAGATTACAGAAAACACCACACAAAAGATCAAGGATAAACGCGACGAACTCGCAAAACAAAGTCCAACCGGTAAATGTAGCATCGGTGAGGTGATACGCATCCTCATCGTAAAAGGCGAACCGAGACTCAACACAATGGACTTCGTTAAACTCGAAACATTTGGCGAACTTGAGAACGCGGTCTCTGTGATCAGTGCGTCTTGGATCGTTGACAAAATGGATAAACACGCTCAAAGATTCGGTGTTACCCGAGCCCGCGTAATACGTGAAGCTATCGAACTTGGATTAAAATATGAGGAACAATGTGGATCATACCAAAGAACTTAAACACATCTCACTTTGCACAGGGTACGGAGGCATTGATCTTGGACTCTCAAGAGCTCTCGGAGCTTTCAGAACAATCGCTTATGTGGAGATCGAAGCCTTCGCACTCGAAAACTTGGTATCGAAGATTGAAAACGAACTGCTCGACGTGGCTCCTATTTGGACGAATCTCAAAACATTCCCGTGGAAACTCTATCGTGGAAAAGTGGATATCCTCTCAGGAGGCTTTCCTTGTCAGCCATTTAGCTCCGCAGGAAGACGCGCAGGAGATGAAGATCCGAGACACCTCTTTCCCTACATCATCAACGGTCTCAGAGAGTTGGGACGACCTCCCCTTGTTTTCTTTGAAAATGTTGAAGGAATCCTCTCATCAAAGCTCAAATCAGACGGATGGAACGACGCCGAAGGCACATCGGTTTTGCTCCATGTCCTCCGAGAATTGGAGAGATTGGGTTACGATGCAACGGCGGGAGTATTCTCAGCGTGTGAAGTCGGCGCGCCCCATCAACGAAAGCGCGTGTTCATTTTGGGTGTGCGCTCCGATCTCGGGAAATCAGGACGCAATCTTGTTTCATCAATGCTCAGAGACACAGAGTCGAGAAGAACAGCTGTGGAGCACGCCGAGAGCTTCAAAAATGCATGCAGAGAGACTCGAATTTATGGAAATAAGAGCGCGGAGGCTAGGGAAAAAAATACATCCTTGTCTTGCAACCGAGGCACCAGTACAGCATACCCCAAAAACAGAGCTATGGGCTACACCGCGACTCAAAACGGAAGCCGAGGACGTAACAAAGATGATGGCTCGCGTGAAAAAGTGTGGGGATCGTCAAAAAATGTTTTCTTGTCTTCCGACTCAAGCTCAACTAGCTACCCCGCCCCAAGAGGCGCAGAGCAATACCCCTATGAACCCCCCCGAATTACAGCAAGCGACATCAACACCGCTCGACAAACTCAATCCCCGTTGGGTCGAGATGTTGATGGGTTTACCGATCGGATGGACTATGCCGAGTTGTGCCCATCCGTGGATAGTAACACAGATGAGCTTAGACTGCTCGGAAATGGAGTCGTGCCCGATACAGCCGAACGAGCATTTAGAGTTTTGTGGAGAGATCTCAGCGGAGAGGAACAAAGATGACGACTTTCTATGATCGAGAATCACCGGAACAAAGAGCCAAGCGACTCGCAAAGATGAGAGAGTACGCAAGACGACCCGAGAACATTGAACGCGCTAAACGACTACGTCGTGAAAGAATGGCACTACTCACACCCGAAGAACGAGAAGAGATTCGACAGATCAACAAGATCAAGTATCAAATATTCATCGAAAATGAGACTCCCGAGGAACTCGCTAAACGTAGAGAAGTGAACAACGAAAGATCAAGACGATCCCGAGCAAAACGACTCGCAAACGAGTCGGAGGAGGAACGTGCCGAGCGACTCGCTAGATATAGAGCTTATCGAAAGGAATGGCAGAAACGAATCGACGCAAAGAAGCAGGGATCAGGGGATCGATGAATCTTGTTTGATGAGGAGGCCAAGGAGATCAGGGGATCAATGACTCGATGAATCAATGAATCAATGACTCTCGTTTGGTGAGGAGTCCAAGGGATCAGGGGATCAATGACTCGATGAATCAATGAATCAATGAATCAATGAATGAGTGTCTTGGGGAATGAGTGTCTTGGGGAATGAGTGTCTTGGGAAATGCATGCAAAACGTAACTCCCCCCTCGTACACTCAGGACACACATACGCGCGTGATGGGCTCAAGTCATCGTGTCAAGTATGCACTCATTCAACGAGCGACCCGCGGTCGTGCTCCAACGAGTGACCCGCGGTCGTGCTCCAACGAGTGACCCACGGTCGTGCTCCAACGAGTGACCGGAGGTCGATGGGCCGAAAACCCGTTTTTCAAAAGCTAATATGTGACTAGGATTCTAGTCACTCTGAAGAAAAAAACCGCCGAAAAGTGACTAGGATTCTAGTCACATATTAGCCGATTTTCTAACATTCGGTAATTATCCCTTATCGAAGGTTAGGATTTTATCTTTTTTTTCTTCAATGTGACTAGGATTCTAGTCACTCTTCGGCTTAGATGTGACTAGAATCCTAGTCACTCTGAAGAAAAAAACGGCCTTTTTGGGCCAAAAATGGCCATTTTCCACCAAATAGTTACGATAGTTACGAGTGGTTTTTAGAGATCGTAACTAAATAAACTACTGTAATCATTGAGTGTTTTCTTCAATAGTTACGAAGTTAAACAAAAAGTGAAGTCGGTCGGAAAACGATGTAAAAATAGAAAGGAGAAAACGGGGGAAACTGTGTTGATGTTTCCGCCAAACTCCACAATTTGCTTAACTTCGTAACTCTTAATCCTCTTTTCCTATGATTCTAGGTACTTACTTAGTTACGATCTAAAAAACCACTAATAACTCTCGTAACTCGCTCAAAAAAACCGGTGAATTATGTTAAGCGTGTTGGGGAGTCCATTGATCAACGTATATGAGGAGACACGATGAACGAAAAAGAGCAACGTAGAGAGCAGAATAAAAGAATGCACGCGCAACAAAGCGCAGAGCGCGACGCACAACGAAAGACGAAACGTGAGATCAGGGAGCAAGCACTCGACGAGATCCGACAACGACTCCCTCCAATCGATACAGGACAGTTTGAGGGACTCGAACCGCACCCCCATTCGCATCTTACCGGCGAAGTGATGCTCACACTTGCGCAGTATATTATTGACGGAGCAAGTCTAAACGATGCTTGCGTGATGTCTAACGTCAACACGCAAGCTCTGAACAGGTATCGTCGCGCGTATCGAGCAGAACAAAGGGGAGAGCCCTCATCGTTGTCCGATTTTGGTCGCGCTTGCGCTATGACATACGAGAAAGCTATCGCGATCCGTCGGTTTCGTTGGCAACTCCTTGCGGAACTCGGGGGCAAGGGATCCTCCGCTAGCTTGTGGATGCTCGAGCGAAGAGGGGGGTCAGAATATAGAGCACCGGCCCAACGTCACGAAGTCACGAGAGAATCACGAGAGGTAGTTGTAACAGCAACTATCGATCAAGCAATAGAAGCAACAGCTCAACAGCTCGGATTGAGTGCCGAGCAGTTGCGCGTTCATGGTGACTATTGGGCGCGTGCTATGACTGCAAGTCAACGTGGTAAATCACTACCCGCCCCGCACGATCACGATAATGATTGATATTGAATCAATGGATCCTGTGGATCTCTCCCTCTCTTATCGTCGCGCTCTAAGTGATCCGGAACGTGGTTCACTGCGTTATTATCTCGCAGACAACCACAGAGAACATAGTTATGTATCGTCTCTTTGGTGGTGGTGTTCGTATTTACACAGAGGCGAGATCTGCGGATCAATCGATGCGTCGCTATTAGATACAGCCGATGAAGAGACTAGAAGCGTATTTAAAACCCTTACTTCTGTTCAGCCAAGTTTGATGAGAGCAAGACATCTTGAAATCGAACTTGGAATCCGATGGACAAAGGAATCGGTGGTCGATGCACTGAGAAGAGGAGCATTCAAAGACGAACTCAGGCACGCTTATTCGTTCTCTTTGCTCTATATACTGCTAGATCGTCATGAGACCGTCGCGACGTGGACAGATGCTCCGGTGAATTGGTCTCCTAGTGAGAAGTAGTTGAGCAGTATGTGATCCCCTCAGCAGTCAACAAGGTAACTTGGACGAGACCGGCTCCCCAAGCTCCGAGTTCTGCTCTATCTACTTGATCGGGGAACGTTGCGAGTTTGATCAGCTCATCGATTACTTGTTTTCTTGATTTTTGCATGACAACGGGAGGCGCGTATGCGTGGACAATCAACAAGTGAATGCCGGTCTCTTGGTGCGCATTCTCAATGATACTCCGTCGACTAGTTGTTTGTGCAAGTTGGCTCAATATCAGTTTTGCGGATGGTAGGAGCGGTGAGAGCGCGTATCCTGTCGGCTCTCCTTCGATTTCGGCGAAGAGTGGTGAGATCATTTGCCAAGTGTCAGGGAGTATTCCGACATAAATGTAAGGCACTCCGCGCACATCCTCCAACTCTGTTCGTAACTCGCTCCATGTTTCTTCGAGTCTTTCGGCGAGATATTGACAAGCGCAATCGAGCGCACAATCGAGACGCTCGTCTTTTTCCTGTTCAGACGCGAGATCGTTGTAATCAGCGAGTTCGACGTGTTCGCGCATCTCTTCCAATGTTGTTCTTACTCTCATAGTCCCTCTCTTTTTGCAGATGCGAGGAGTCGTCTATATGCGAGTCTCTCGTTTCGTTCTTTGGTAGTTTCGTTGGCACGTCGCTCTCTTTCGTAGATTCGACGTTTTTCCATATACGTTTCTCTCTTTGTATATGCTCTCATGTATTCGCGTCGTCTCTCGGCGCGTTCTGCGTCGCTCAAAGATGAGCGAGGTCTCCCTCGTCCTCGTGTCATTTGTGTTACTCCGTTTCGTGTGTTACACATAGCGAAACAACGACAACACAAGGAAATGCAAATGTCAACTAGTCCGGATTTTGAACTCCCCCCTTCTGTCTCTGCATCGGATTGGGGTGGACTCGCTGAAAGAGAGGCACACAGAGAGCCGACTCCCCCACCGATACCGAGTCACTATGCTACGTCATTCTCGCAGTTGAAAAAAGAACTTGCGCAGTCAATGAATCAGCCAACTCAGCAACCAACGAGTCAACCGAGTCAACCAAGTCAACCGAGTCAACCGAGTCAACTGAGTCAACCGATTCAGTTATCCATCGATCCGCGGGGTTACGATGTGCAACAAGGGGCTGAGTATGAGACGCTCTCCACACTACTGAGTAATATAGAGAGAGTGTTACGAGAGCTAGCAGTGATGTATGATGCTCCGGTGCTCGAGAGCTTTGCACTTCGTTTAAGTGCTGTTAAACTCACTGAGAAACCAACGAAACCAACGAAACCAACGAAACCAACGAAACCAACGAGATCGATCTCGAATGATGTTTATGATTATATTAAGAAACGGAGGGAACAATCTGCAAAGTACGAAGTGATTGCCTCGGAGTTAAACGAGCGGATGTTGACGCAACCGGAACTCGCTCCGCCTATCTCAGAGAGATGGAACGCGGGATCTCTGCGTAGATTGGTACATCGTAATAAATGATTTGGTTCTGTTATCTCGCACTGCTCATTTTAGCGTTGGTGAGCTTTGAGCCACCGATCCCATAGTTCTGCATTCTCGGACTCTGAGACTTCCTCATCATCGTCGCCTACATAATCCGCATCCTCATCGATGTCGAGTGTATCTTCGAGATCGTCGTCCTCATCGTCATCGAATGGCGGAGGAATGCGGGGGGGTGGTTCGGTGTATTGTGTTCTGCGTCGCTCTTCTCGGTGCTCTAATCGTTTGCGCTTCATTTGATCCTCGTCTATGTTGATTTGTGTCTATTGTACCAAGAGGAGAGGAACACATATGAAATTAAATATCGAGCGTCTACGAGAGTTACTTGTTGACGATGTTGCCGAGGACGCGCGTCCTCATGCAGATGCGTTATATCGAGAGATTGTTGACGCGCTGAATCGTGATCCTGAGATCGAGATCGAGATCGAAAATCGAGATCCATTGATCACCACGTCATCACAGTGTCGAAATGTATTCTTGAAAAGGATGACAGATGAGTAACGTAGATCATCCTGATCACTATCACAGAGACTCAGGAATCGAAGTGATCGAGATCATCGAAGCATGGAACCTCAATTTCTCGCGGGGCAATGTATTGAAGTATTTAGCGAGAGCAGGGGCAAAGAGCAACGAACTCGAAGATCTTGAGAAGTGTCTTTGGTACTTGCAACGAGAGATCGAGAGGGTGAGAAAACAATGATTTTACATGGTGACAGTTTAGAGAAACTCCGAACTCTTGATGATTGTTCTGTCGATGCTGTAGTAACGGATCCCCCTTATGGTCTTGGTAACACGTCGCCTAAAATCGTGGCGGAGTGTCTTAGGGCTTGGTCATGTGGTGAGACTTGGGAACCATCGGGGCGCGGTTTTATGAATAAGAGTTGGGATGCGTGGGTTCCGCCACCTGAGTTATGGCGCGAGGTGCTCCGCGTGCTCAAGCCTGGAGGTCACGCGCTTGTTTTTGCGAGCTCGCGCACTCAAGATCTCATGAGTATCTCGCTACGATTAGCGGGGTTTGAAGTAAGAGATACTCTGATGTGGTTCTATGGATCAGGGTTTCCAAAGTCGCACGACGTAAGCAAGGGAATTGATAAACAGCGAGATGATCGAAACGATGCGCGTCAATGGGAAGGTTGGGGAACTGCGCTCAAACCTGCTTATGAGCCTGTTATTTTGATTAGAAAACCACTTGATGGCACTGTTGCGAACAATGTACTTGAGCATAGTACGGGGGCAATCAACATTGATGCTTGTCGTGTTGGTGATGAAGCTAGGGTCAATCCTCGGGCACGCAACAAAGTTGGGGGCACCTCATTAGGTTTATCTGAAAGGGGTATGCCACAAGATGCACAAGCGAGTGCGTGTACAGGTCGATGGCCTGCAAACGTGATACTTGATGATCACGTAGCTGAGATGCTCGATGATCAGGTTCAAAGTAACGTGTCGCGTTTCTTCTACTGCCCGAAAGCGAGTAAGACTGAACGTGACGCGGGGTTGGAGGGTCGCAAGAAACAGTTAACCGGCAGTATTTTTACTGCCGGTGGATCTATGAAAACGGGCTCCGGTAACGAGCGCACTACAACACGAGCAAACACTCATCCCACGGTCAAACCTCTCGATCTCATGCGTTATTTAGTCCGCTTGATCACTCCCCCCAATGGATTGATCCTTGATCCATTCACGGGGTCAGGGTCAACGCTCTGCGCCGGTGCGTTGGAGGGTTTCCGTGTGATCGGTATCGAGCGCGAGGCGGAGTATGTAGAGATCGCGCGTGCTCGTCTTGCTCATTGGACTCATGAGGCTGAGGGTGAGGAAACAATGATCGGTGATCAACTAGGTCTCTTTGACACTTAACTGCGTGGAGTCCATTCATCTACAAGGGGGTGAAGTGTGACGTGCGTCTCGTCTTTCGTAGTGATCACGCTACCGCCATCACTCAGTTTGCTGAGTTTATCGATTATTGCGGACTGTATTTCAAAGAGTTGATCGTTCTTGAGTTGGAGTTGAATCTGCGCGTCTCTGAGTCGAGCAATCAGAGCGACGCGGTCGGCATTTGCTCTCGATAACTCTTCTCTGAGTTCTTCTACTTCGGAGGGGTCTCGTCCGGAAGCGATCGCTAACATAGATGAGATGGAGCCCGTGATGACACCGAGGATTCCGATGAGTACGTCTCGATTTTCCTCGACGATGCGGACATAAGTCAGAAAGAGCACGAGGAGAACAACGAGGATCATGAAGAACACAGAAAACCACCACCCGCGTTTCGCGCGTACTTCTTCGTTACTTGTTTCTTTTTTTTCGTTTGTTTTGTTCATAGTTTACCAAATAGCAGATCCATGAGTGTGGAAAAGAAAGCGTTGATATGATCGAGCCACGTCCAAGGAGCATGATCGAAGCCCCAAAGCAACCGAGCATGAGGATTACTTAGAAACCGATACATCGGGATTCCGATATAGAATACACTGATCCACGCGCACTTAGTTAAAAACCACCAAGTGATTTCTTTGATACGCATATGACGGAGATGACTTCGGACGCGCCGAGGCCCACCGAGTCGCTTGGTTTTCTCGGTAGATGGGGGAGGTTGAAGTGCCTCAATACTCGATCCTACCGCGTAGATTGTTTGGAGATCTGCGACCCCTTTGAACCGGTATAAGCCGACGCATACATATCTTGTTCCTTTGGGTGTGTCGGAGTTTGCACGATGCTTCACTGCTTCAAATGCTTGTGTTGTGAGCAGTACTTGACGCGGGAGGCACATCGACATCGTTCTCGCAGTGATATTCTTTGCAATCCCCTCGAGTTCGTATCGTTTCGCACCGAGACCGACATCGAGTTCGTTCTGTTCGACTTCGATGATGAGATCCCAATGAATCCCGATCCTCGCTTCGAGTTTTATTCTTGGGGGAATTGTTCTTTGGTAGTTGATTGCGAAGTTTACTGCATCGATAGGACGCTCAAACGAGAGCATAAAACCGTCGCTTCGGTCGATCTCGCGACCATTAAATCGGTGTAGTAAGTTTCTTGTGAGTCGGTCATGAAACTGAAACCACTCGGCAGACCGGCGCGCGCCGGCTACTTGTACGAATGCAGTACTACCAATCAGATCAAGCAACACGATTGCGAGTTTTCTTTCTCTCAGTGTGACCATGTTAATTCACTCCTGTGATGTAGAGACACTATGATAACATGAGGCGCGTATATCGTGATACAATGCACACACACACAAAGAAACGAGGAGGAACGGAATGAGTAACAGAGTTGAGAGAGCTATTGAGCGCGCAGTAACAGAGCATGAGAGCGTCGTATTTGAGCCACCTCGCGCGTACTATGTGAACCGCGAGGGTGAGTTGCTAAAACGAGTAAACGGTGCTTTCTATCTTGCAAGCAACACTCAGAACGAACCACACCAAGCATCAAATATCATCAAGTACATCGAGGACGGGCTTCAATGGTCACTGTCACAACCGTACACGAACTCAGCCAACTTGAAACAAGGCGGTTTCTCATGGTGCGGAGCCTTCCAAGCATGGTGCGACATCGAACTCAAAGAAGAGATCCGTAAAAAAGTAATGCCATCCACATACCGGTTATGGGAGTTCTGCAAGAAAACAGCCCGAGATATTCCGCTAGACGAGATTCAACGAGGTGATATTGTCGTAGTCGGTCGTCCCTCGGGGAAACGTTGGGGGGCGCACATCACGAGAGCTCTCGAAGTAACTGAGACTCATGTGCACACAATCGAAGGGAACGGTCATGGATTGTTAGGCGATGGGAAGTGGGGGGAGGGAGTCGTGACCCGTAAGCGACCATTTAACGGGCATAACGCAGAGAAAGAGAGCGTGATTCTTCATGCTTACAGATTCTTAGATTCTGATTACGAGGGATAAGAACAATGATCACACATAATCCGGCTCCTTCATTTGCGGAGATGCTGAGAGACTTAGCGTCTGCGAGTGAGGACATCATCAACAAAGCGATGCGATCTGATAAGTTGGGCGCGTCGTCACCGGTACCACAAGCGCATGATCTCAATCCGTGGGATTCGGCTTCGGCATATTCGGCGGAGTATCGTGGATCAGAGCACGAGGGGACACTCGGCCTTGATTATGACATTTTGTTACAAATGTCACGAGTTCCGGTGATAAGCGCAATCTTACAAACTCGGATCAATCAGGTCGCTGAGTTCTGTACACCTCAGCATGATAAATACAGTGCCGGATTTGTGATCAGCCCACGGGATAGAGATGCAGAGATTGACGATGCTTTGAGATCTCGCATCAACGAGTTAACGAGATGGCTTGAGACTTGTGGAGATGGTTACAAGTACGGCGGGGCTGAGTCCTTTGAGGCATTTATCCGCATGATACTACGCGACTCTCTCACTTATGATCAATGTGCTTTTGAGATCCTCAAGAATCGAAAAGGCGAGGTATCGGGATTTGTTCCGGTAGACGCTTCAACGATTCGCAGAGCTACGATCGACAGTGAGGAAAAGAAACAAGGTCGTCGAGATTGGGAAGATTCGGCATTTGTGCAAGTGATCAACGGTAAAACAGTCGCCGAGTGGGACGCGGACGCGCTAGCTTTCGGAGTGAGGCGACCGCGTACATGGATCTATTCTCGCGGATATGGTTATCCGGAACTTGAGGAACTTGTGAGGACTGTGACGTACTTAGTGAATGCGGAAACGTATAACGCTAGTAATTTCGTTAACGGGATTCATGTAAACTCGATTCTTGCAGTTAAAAGTAAGATGAGTCCGCAAGTTTTCCGAGCGTTTCGTCGTGACTTCTATGCGATGTTGAGTGGAGCACACCAAGCAAAGCGGACTCCGATTTTACAACTTGATCCCGAAGCAAACGAGGAGGTTTCAAGCGTGAATCTCGGACAAAGTGCCGAAGAAATGGGGTATTCTACTTGGATGGGGTACTTAACTAAACTAGCGTGCGCTATATACCAAATTGATCCGGCGGA